GGTTTATTGTCTACACGCAGGGGGAAATAGTGTCGCGTCACTGGCAAAACGACATGCGGGCGCGCTGAGTGTGTCGCTTTGGGCTTTGACACGTCGCAAATCGCAAATTGCGACAATGGGAAGGACTGCGACACATGGATGGTCTGCTGCGGTGATCAAGGCTTACGCCGAGAGCATCGGGGCAACTGTCCGCACGGCGCAGCGGCATGCGGCGCAAAACACCGATGATTTCCAGCGCTTCACGCGTGGGGTGGTGGGCGATGCCATGGTCAAGTCACCCGTCGATGTCGCGCCCTTGCCGGTGGATGCGCCGATGTCCGCTCTTGGGCCGCCGGCCGCTCCGCCGGAAGTCGGCATCGACGACGAAAACCTCTCTGAGACCGGCCGCATGCTCAAAGCCGCCTGGACGATGTGGCGCGAGCACTACCGGCAGTGGAACGCCTGCCGCGGTGGCGGCGTTGATCGCATGGGCAAACCCATCACGGCAGACCACCCGATGATGCTCATGCACGCCAAGATCCTCATCGATCTCCGCAAGGCCTACAACGACGCGCTCGCCAAGCACCAGGCGTGGCAAATCGACGCCCGCCGGTTGATCCCGGTCAATGAATTCCACGCCTTCCGCTCCGAATTCCTCCTGCCGGTCACCTCGCTGATGCGCAACGCTCCGCCTGAGCTCGCCCCGCTCGTCAATCCCGGCAACCAGCAGCAAGCCATCGCCGGTGCGCAGCAGTGGCTCACGCAGCGCTTCATGCCCGCCGTGGAGCGCATGCTCGAAGGCCTCGCTGGTCTTGCCCCCTCGCTGAAATCCGCATGAGCCTCATCGCCGACATCGTTCGCGGGGACTTCCAGTTCACCACCGATCCGCCCGTCGTGGATTGGGCCGAGTCCAATCTCGTCCTCCCCGCCGCCATGGCTCCCGCATCGCCAGGGCCATTCAGCACCGAGCGCCGCCCGTATATGCGCGAAATTTTGGCGTGCGGGCATCCTCAGAGCGGCGTCCGATCACTCACCGTCACCGGCGGCTCGCAGACCGGCAAAACGACCTGCTGCATCCTCATTCTGGCCTACCGCATCCCGCACGCCCCGGGCCCCACGCTCATCCTCGGCAACTCCGAAGATTGGCTGCGCGTCGAAATCAGCGACAAACGCCTCGCCGCGCTCATCGAGGCCAATCACTGCCTGCGCATCCACAAGCCCTTCGACGCGCACAACTTCCGCAAGCTCGCCATGCAGATGAGCGGCGGATTCATCGTCTTCGAGGGCATCAATTCCGACACCTCCACCAGCGGCAGCACCCAGCGCATCGTTTACATCTGCGAAGCCGCCAAGATCGTCCACCACGAGCGCGACCAGGCACCCGAAGCGCACCCCATCAAGCTCGCCTTCGAGCGCACGAAGGAATTTCGCGGCCTCGAGCTGCAGATGATGGACTTCACGCCAAACACGCCGAATCACCTCGCCTGGCTCACCTACCTGCGCGGCACGCAGACCCACTTCCACGTCCCCTGCCCTCACTGCGGGCACTTCTTCCCCTTTGAGTTCGAGATCCGCAAAAACGGCGAAACCGTTCCCGAGGACGAGATGGAAACCACGCTCGAGGAAGAGCAGGAGCGCGCCGTTTCCGAGCACTACCGTTCCCTCGTCTGGAGCCCCGATGCCCGCCGCGCCGATGGCTCCTGGGACATCCCACGCGTCCGCGAAACCATCCGCTACATCTGCCCGAAAAACGGCTGCGAGATCCACGACGACGACAAGCCCGGCATGCTCTCCAAACTGCAAGCCGTCCACCACAATCCGAACGCGCTTCTCAGCGATCGCAGTTTCCGCATCCCGTCCTTCTACGCGCCCAAAGTCAGCTTTGGCGACATGGCCAAAGAGTTCCTCGAAAAAGGCGACCTCCTCACCACCGGACTGCAAAACTTCTACAACTCCTGGCTCGCCCTCCCCTGGTCCATCTACGCCTTCAAAATCGGCGACAAACACGTCAACGCCTGCATCGCCGGCGCCGAAGGCAGCGGCACCGACAAATACGCCCGCGGCGTCATCCCCACGCGCCCTCTGCACCTCGGCCTCTACGCCGACCCCGGCGAGCGCGCCACCGACTGGGCCGTGTGGGCACTCATGCCAAACGGCGATCTCATGGCCATCCAGTGGGGCCGCCTCGCCAGTGAGAAAGCCCTCCTCGATCCCGATTTCCTCCGATCCCTCCGCTTCCCGCTCGCTGGCACCATGGATACCATGGTGCCCATCTCCGGCATCGTCGATTCCGGCTGGAACACCGAGGAGATCTACGACATCTGCCAAGCCTCCCGCGGCTTCCTCTGGCCGTCCAAAGGCGACCCCACCGCGAAGCGCGGATGGAACGTCACCCGCGCCGCCTCGCGCAACCGCGACGAGCTCGAGCTCTACACCTACTCCGACACCGAGCTGAAGGACGAGATGTATGGCCGGCGCATCCAGCGCCGACGCGGCCCGCGCATCATCTTCCCCACCGATGCCGATTCCCATCTTTTGACGGGCTTCACCAATCAAACCAAAGACCGCCAAACCGGCCGATGGAAAGAAATCCTCAACGACCACCAAGGCGACTGCGGCAAACTCGCCCTCCTCCACTCCCAAATCCTCCGCGCCGGCGGCATCGTAAAGTTTTGACGGCGAACGTCCCGGATCAGGCGACGGAAGGGGCGGCGAGACGCTCCGACGAAGCCAAGAAACATTCAACCTCGAAATAACATGGATACTCCAAAAGAACCCCCTTCCGTTGCCTGCATCCGGCTTGTTGGGCTTGTGCCGTCATCGTATCGTTTGCCGTGGTCGCGATTCGCTAATGCCTCGGAGTGGATGGCAGCCGAGATCGTGGCGACACGCTGGAATAAATACACCCCGACAAAATGGGCGATCCGAGAGGGTGGCAGCGTGCTCGCAAAAGATGGCGAGTGGGAATACGAGCCGAACCCTTCGAGCCGCGATGATGAGTTTCTTGAGCGCACACGATGGGACTCAGCGGAGGAAGCCGCCGCATTCGCTGCTCTGCATCAGCCCAACACCCAGCTCGCCGACTGAGCCCTAGCTCAGTTCGGCGCAGCGCACGTTCGCCGCGTTTTTTGACATGACCGCGCCGTCATGCCCGCCGTCAACATCGCAGACCTGACATCCGACTACCGATTCCACGCGCGGATTCTGCACCCCGGCGATCAGGCTGCGCAGCTCCAGTGGCTCACCGAGCAATACCTGCTCCTCGCTGAGGACCGCACCGGAGCCGAGATCACCGCCACCTCCTTCGCTGGCTCCTCGCATTCCGCGCAGTTCCGGGACTCCTCGCCCGATCAGCGCCGCATGGCACTCCAGCGCGCCATTGAAGAAGTCGAAAGCGAAATCGCCGGTGATGTCGCCAAGTCCCTCTCCCGCCCCTTCGGCATTCGTTTCGGCTCCGGCTGCGCCCCCGCTGAAGTTCTCGACCGCATCTGATCATGAGTTCCCGTCGCAAAAAATCCCCCAGCGCCACCGCGCCCGCCGCACCGATCACCAACGCGGCCCTCCCAGCCTCCTCCGGTGGATACCGCACCATGCCCACCTGGCAGCCGTGGAGCAACAAATCGCTCGAGCGCATCCAGCGATCCAAGGACATCGTGCAAATCAGCCGATTCCTGCAAAGCGAGAACGGCATCCCGCAGGTGCGCTACGCCTGCCGCCAGCTCCCGCGCGAGGCCGTCGGCAAAGGCATCGGCGCGAAAAGCATCAGCACCAACGCCGACTTCGCCCGCGATGCCACCGCGCTTTTCCTCAAATGGGCCGACTCGCCCGCCGTGGACATCCGCAAGCAGCAGACCTTCTTCCAACTCCAAAGCACCTGGCTCTCCGGCATGCTCGGCGATGGCGAGGTCTTTGTGCTGCCCATCTTCGAGCCCATGGGCCTCGGCTGGAGCCTCAACGATAAATCCAAGCGCGCCTTCCAGCTCCAAAACATCACGCGCGACCAGCTCACCAATGGCGACGTTACCGATGCACGCACCGCGCGCTGCATCGACGGCCTTTTCTACAATGGCCTCGACCAGCTCATCAAGCTGCGACTCAACATCGACGACGGACTCACCGCACTCGGCACCGCCAGCAAATACCGCGACCTGCCCGCCATCGACGCCAAAGGCTACCCAGCCGTCTTCCACCTCAAAGACTCCGGCCGCATCAATCAATACCACGGCGACCCCGCCATCTTCGCCTCCGGCAAAGACCTGCTCGACGTGCTCGATCTGAAAGCCTTGCGCAAACACAGCGCCAAAGTCCGCGCCGCACTCCTCGGAGCCACCGTCACCAAAGATGGCAAAGTGCTCAACGCCATGCAGCAGGTGCTCACCGCGGAGCAATCCGGCACCCCAGCCGCCGACACCGGCCGCCGCTTCGTCGAACTCGGCGAAGGAGCCGTCTTCATCCCCCTTTCCGACAGCGAGCAGTTTAATTTCTTCAACAACCCCAACGAAGGCGTGCCCTTCAAGCAGATCCTCGAAGACCTGCTGCACCCCTTCATCTTCGAATTCGGTTATCCACCCGAGTGGATTTTCATGCGCGGCAAAGTCGGCGGCACCGAATACCGCGGCCTGCTCGAGCAAGTGAAGCGAGCCCACGAAGGCCTTCGCGCCAAGCTGTATCCGCTCATCCAGTGGGTCTGGGAAAAAGTCATCGCCACCGCCATGCTGCCTGGCGGCCCGCTTTTTCAATACGCCGCCGTCGAAGATTGGAACGTCATTGATTTTGTCACCGATCCCGATCCCTCCGCCGATGCCGGCCGCGATCATAAAGCGCAGATGGAGCGCATGGGTGAAAACCTCATCACGCCGGACGATCTCGTCGAACTGCTCACCGGCAACGACGGCCGCCGCACCCGCGAAGCCGCCGTGCTGCAAAAACTCGAGCTCATCGAGTTCGCCATCGAAGCCGCCAAAGCGCGCGGCATCCCCGCCAGCATCGCCACCGTCATCGCCCTCGGCCAGCGCACCGCGCAGATGAGCAACTCCATGCTCACCACCCTCTCGCCCGACACCATCGCGCAGGAACTTGCCGCGCTGGATGCGGGCGCGTGAGTTTTGACACCCCCGCGCGGGAGTCATGCCAAAATTTATCGACTCCACCAAGCGCGAACCCTGGGCCACCTTCCGCAATCTTGCTCCCGGTGCCGCTGAGATCAAAATCATCGGCGAAATCGGCTGTCCCAAAGAATATCCGGACTTCTGGACCGGCGAAATGGTCAAACAACCCGGCTGCGCAGGAACCTACGAGGAGTTTGATGCCGAGCTGACCGCCCTCGGTGACATCACCGATCTCACGCTCATCGTCTCCTCGCGCGGCGGCGATTACTTCACCGGCCTCGCCATCCACGATCGACTGCTGCGCCATCCGGCAAACAAAACCTGCATCATCGACGGCATCTGCGCCTCCGCCGCCACCTACATCCCCGTGGCCTGCCAGACGGTCAAAATGCCCGCCACCGCGCAGTTCATGATCCACCGCTCTGAGTCCTGCGAATGCGGCAACGCCGAAGACATGGAGGAAATGGCCGCCATGCTCAAAGTCATCGATCAAAACATCGCCGAGCTCTACGCCACCCGCATCGCCAAGCCCGTCGATGAGATCCTCGACATGATGAGCGTGGAGACCCGGCTTAATGGCAAACAATGCCTCGAAATGGGCTTCGCCACCGAGATCATCCAGGGAGCCGCCAAAGCTCCCAGCAGCGTCGATCCCGTCACCAACAAGCGCACCATCTGGAATTTCGCCAAACCGCCCGCCGGGATCGCGCTGTTTGACACCCTGAAAAAGTCCACGGCCAACATCCACACCCCTCACGCAAACCCGCCTGACGATCCCATGAACAAACTCCTCATCGCCCTCGCCAACACGCTTGGCATGCAAATCGCCAACGACGCCACCGAAGAGCAGGCCATCGCCGCCTTCAAGGCCTACAAAGCCGCGCCGCAAAATGTCACCATCGACTTCGAGAGCGATGAAGTGAAAAACGCGTTCAACAAACGCATCGCCGAAGCCACCGCCGGCGACAAACAGACCATCGCCGATCTCAAGAACGAACTCGGCAGCCTCAAAGCCCTCATCACCAACGGCGCAGCCGCTGCTGCGGGTGGTGGAGCCCCGGTCATCGGCGCTCCGCCTGCCGATGGCAACAAGGCCAAGGTCATGAACCGCGCCGACTTCAACAAACTCCCGCACGCCGAGCGCAACGCCTTCATGGCCGCCGGTGGCAAGCTCGAAGACTGATCCCGCATTGACACACTGAAACCCAACACCCCTCCACCTCCTACTCCTCACCATCATGGCTAACGACATCTCCCTCACTGGACTCACCGAGATCCTCTATCAGGCGCGCGACATGGTCGCTCGCGAACCCACCGGCTTCGCGCAAGGTGTCCTTTTCAATGGTGGCTCCGAAGGCGTCTCCGCTGGCGGCACCGTCACCTCCCTGCGCACTACGGAGCCGACGCTCGAAACGTCCTACACTCCGGCCATGACGGCTCCGGATGCGGCGGACATCACCACCACAGCGGACACTCTTACGCTCAGCCTCTTCGCCGGTGCCAGCATCCCGCTCAAAGGCGAGCAGTTTGCCCAGCTCGCCAACACCGTCGGCGCGGAGCTCGCTCTGCAGCAGCTCTACAAGCAGGGCATTCGCAAGATGATCAACGCCATCGAAGCGTCGATCGGCACCGCCGCCTACCAGGGCGCATCCCGCGCCACCGGCACCGCAGGCACCACGCCCTTCGCCTCCAATCACAACACCATCAACGAGCTGCGCCAGATCCTCGAAGACAACGGCTGCCCGCTGGATGATGGCGAGCTTTCGCTCATCATCAACAGCGCCGCCGGCACCAAACTGCGCAACCTCACGCAGCTCACCAAGGTCAACGAAGCTGGCAGCGATTCCCCGATCCGTCGTGGCGAGCTGCTCAATATCAGCGGCTTCTCCATCCGCCCTTCTGCGGGTGTGGCATCTCACACGAAGGGCGCGGGCACCGGTTACGACCTCAGTGGATCGGAGGCCATCGGCCAGACCACGCTGTCGTTCGAAGGCGGCACCGTGAACAGCACCGGCATCAAGGCAGGCGACGTCATCGCCTTCGACACCGACACCGCCAACAAATACGTGGTCAAGACCGGCAGCACCGCCACCAGTGGCGACATCGTGATCAATCATCCTGGTCTCCGTGTCGCTGGCACCACCGCCTCCGAGATCACGATCGGCGACAGCTACACCGCCAACGTCGGTTTCCACCGCTCCGCCATCGAGCTCGCCATGCGTCCGCCGGCGCAGCCGCCTGGTGGTGACGCGGGTGAAGAGATCGCCGTTCTCGTCGATGAAAAGACGGGACTCAGCTTCTCCGCCCGCCTCTACAAAGGCTACGGCATGAACCAGATCAAGCTCATGGCCTTCTACGGCGTCAAAGTCTGGAAGCCCGAGTTTGTGGCCACGCTGCTTGGCTAAGCCACCGCATCCATCACCCTCCACAACGGCCCGCCCTCACCGGCGGGCCGTTTTTTTTGACATTCACGCGCCCGCATGGCCAAACCCTCAAAGCTCCAAAACTCCGCCCCTCAACCACTCAAGCCCGCAGCCGGTCCTGCCCTGGCTCACACCTTGAAGCTCGCGCATCCGGAGGAAATGCCCGCGATCCTCACCACCATGGAGATCGATGGATGGCAGCTGCTCACCATCGTCCACTGCCGGCACAGCAACGAGCACGCCGCCTACTTCCGAAAGCAGGTTTGACATCTCCATCGTAGCGTCATCACACCGCTTCCTCGGTGTTGTTTGGTTGCTCACAGGCCCGTCGCGCTCTTCATGGTTGGGAGGCGCGGCGGGTCTGTTTTTTTGACATCGCCGCCCGCGCATGACTCAGACTGCCATCGCGGCGGCCGCGCGCCGCAGCCTGCAAACCACCGCCGCGCTGCATCCGGCCAGCATCACCCTCGCCGGAAAAACCATCACTTGCGGCGGCGCGGTGGAGAGTCGCGGCATCATGGAGGATGCGCGCGGCGGATTCATCCAGGGGCGCAAGGTGACCTGCATGCTGCCTTTTGGCGCGCTCACCGATGCGGATCTCATGGACAGCACCACCGGCACCGTGAAGCGCCAGACCGTCACCGTCACCCGCGGCAGCGCATCGCAGGCCTACCGCGTCAAACGCGCCGAGGCAGACCCCACGCGGACGATGTGGACCATCGAGGCCGAGCAGGCCGTGGCGTGAGGATTTGACACCCGGCGGCGTGCATGGCTGCTACTCGCTTTCCTGATGACGTCGAAATCGCCGGTTCGCTCCGCGTGTCTGGTTCCCTCCTGCCCGCCCGTGCTCGGGGCGAGCTGGCGCAGGACAATGAAGTGCAGATCCCCATTCCGTTTTCGCAGCTTCGCGTGTGGGATGCCTTCGCCACCGCCATCGGCACCGCCGGCAGCGACGATCTCGGCATCAGCAGCGGCGGCACCTGGGGGACCAATGCGCCCTAT